CCCGTTGAATTCAATTCCGGGTACTTTAATACCGGCTTCGCTTATATACTTTGCCTGTGGATCTTTTGTGTCTGTGTAATAATAAACGCCATCATCTACCATGATTGCGCATTGTTGAAAATAAATTCCTTCAGGCGCTGCCATAGGCTGAATATCATAAGCCCATACCTCCAATCCTTTATCTCGCATCGCTTCGCCGAATTTAAACCCTAAGCACCCAGCGTCAATACAAACACCACTGGATAATAAGTCAATATCCACCGAATGTTCAGCAATAACTTGGATATTCATAAAGATAGAAGTGTTTTAACTTTTTCTACTGAATCAATATAATGCCGTTCCTTTTCTTTACCTATTATCATATTCCATCCACCAAGCGCATACTTAAACCAGACATATGCTACCTTCTCACCCTCACGCACAAAGTGGTATCTACGACCTTGTGCTCCCGTCTGCTCTTCAAAAGAAGCATTTGATTTCAAAAAAACGCTGATCTGTTTAATAGTCTCCATGCTGTACCCTCCTCCATATTTCGTTAACATGAATAAATTCGCCGGGGATGTTGATGAAGTCCCTAGCATTTAGGTTGATCTTTTTGATCCAGTAGACGAATTCAGGCTTTGATATCACATGCCGGTATTCGTCGCGCAGTTCGGGTGTTTTACCAACCACGTGCTGCGCCTTGAAGTAATTGATTATTGTATATGGATTGTTGCCCCATGAGATGTTGCCGATACGGAAGATGGTAAAGTTTTTGAATAGTCTCTGAATCTCCCACTCCATCATTCGTTTATGTGCCGCATAGTCGGTATCAGAATAGTAGATTGACAATGATGAAAAATAAACCAGATGTAAACCGCACTTAGAATGTTCGGCAAGCAGCTCATACTCTCGCATAAACTTTGCCTTGCTTGTCTCCTTACTATTACTTACGCCGCTAGCAAAGAAAATAACATCATCCCGGTCAAGGCTGCCTTCGATAATAGTTTTTGCAATATCCCCGTTACCAATGACCATTATTTGAAATGTTTTTTAATTATGATACTTTGTTCATTCTGGTTATACCTCGCTACATCATGTCCGACCGGCTCAACACCATGACTATACATCGCAACCGCCATGCAGCTTTCGTCATTCCTATGTCCATTTATCTTTTCCGATGATTGTTCTGCTTGGGTACCAAAGATGCCATCAGCCTCAGCCTTATACCAGTGGTTAAATATGTCATGAGTGACCTGCTTATCAAAATCAAACACGTAAAGACTACCACCAACCAGGTGCCAACCGGCAATGTCAGGGTTGCCGTAGTACTCCATTGCCTTCCTACCTATCATCTTGTCCAGTGTGTTATCGTCCTTTACAGCCAGCACTGGCGGCATGCTCTCACTGAACCAATGATCGACCGGGTGGTGCAGGATACAGGCAGGGTCAAGCCAGATGATCTTTTTATAACCCCAATCTAACGCCCTCTTAACTGCATGCACTTTAAATCCGTAAAGGCTTTCTTTATGTGGTTTGCTATTGACCGGCAGGCCATTGCGAAACCATAAATGATGCTGTGATGTGTAGCACTGCAATATGCTATTATGCAGCCGTTTTTGTTGCTCTACATATCGCTCACCGAATGCAACAGAAAGGAAAATGAAGTCGGTCATGGTTATATATTTTCAATGCACCAATCGAACAGTAGCTTCAATAATACTATAAATAGAAAACCACCAAATACATAAAACACCATATCGAGTTCGTCCCCTGCCGCCTTATAAATTGATAATCCTATTACGGATAAAACGAATAAGCCCATAAAGCAAAGGCCAGCAATTGCGAGTATTTTTTTCATAACCACCAATAAAATAGTTCAGGATATTGTTTCTCAATCCCCTCCCAATACTCATTATCCTTGCCATGCTTCTGCAGGAACTTCACAACCGCATCAGTTTGGAATCCGGCCGCGCCGATGTGGAACCCATACCCATTCGTTTCCTTAAGCTCATCAGGCACGCCTTTTTCTTTCAAATCAATATCGTGTATGAAGTTGTGGCAATCGCCCCTGAACGTCTGAGGATGCCCCAGAACAAAATGCTCAGTGATACTGTCGGCAACCTTCGGTAACACATACCGGTTCAAAAAGTCCTGATCGGCGCCCTTACGGCTGAAGTCGATACCCTGGCTGAGTGATAACAGTTCATCAAAAGATGTAACACCCATACGGTCGCGGAAAGGCCCGGACATAAATCCGATCATACCGCCCATAAGGGTTATAGAGTGGCTTACGCTGTCGGTGATCGCGTGCGCCATTTTCGGGCCTCCCTCCCAGTAGGCAACCGCCTGACGTTCCCGGTATGACAAAAGGCTGTCGGTGTCGCGGCAGATGATGCGGTCGTATTTTAGTTGCTCCCCATTGCTGTCTAAAAGGAATGCTGGGTACAGCCGCCACAGCATCATTGCGCATAACTCCTTCTGTGGCAAAACATGTAGGTCAATTCGCTTATCAGTATATAATCTCCAAAGGTACCCGCCATAAGGCGAATCACTAACGAATATATCAGTACCAATAAATACTTGCCACCCAGGATAAAGCAATTCAGCAATGCGTATGTTAATGTGCAGACCGCGTAGGTAGGATCGGAAGTCGTAACAATTCTCATGTTGTTGGTTGTAACCGAATAAGCTATAGCTGATCGCGTTCATTTAATATCGTTTATCGCTCACGAATAAATAATTGTATATCACCTCATTAATCCTGTGCTCTGTTTTCAACACACCCAAGTGCATCAAATCCATTGCCCACTTTGAATCCTCACTATACCTCCACTCAGGGAAAGCAACTTTGCGGGCGTGTTCTGTTTTCAAACAATTGATGTGCATAATAGGCCGGTAAAACACCCCGTCGTCGCCTGTGAATAGCTTATCGTATTGAATAGAGTGTATGAACTTTGTCGGGTTCTGACCGTCTTTCGTGTAGATGCCAGTAAGCGAACAACAATCAACTTCTTTAGCAATCCCTTCCATCAGATGTTTAATATAGTTCGGCCCCGGCATATCGTCATCATCGAAGAACGCCATGTATTCAGTTTCGACGCCTGCCATCATGCGGTTGCGCTTCGTGCCGATATCTATGGTTTCGTCGTCGTCGTCTGCGCTTATCTTGAATTGAGCGCCGGTTTCAGACATCTGGCGAAACAATTCGTTTGTTAATCGCTCAAAGAATGCTACACGACCGGGTAGCGTCGGAATGAGAATGGTTAGTTTGGGTACCATTAATTGCACATTTTTATTTGATCAATGAACTCACTTTCGCTTCTACTGAATAATCTACGGTTAGGGTTCTTGTATTCGTGCGCCCAACAATATTGCACATATCCTTTCTTAATGGCTGTTATTATCACAGTGGCCTTTGCTTGCTTTTCAAATGGATTGTCCTCTTTTGGTCCGCAGATCTTGTACTTTTTCCCAATGCAAAGTTTGATACCGGGTTGTTGTAGTGAGCACAATAATGGGATAAATAGTATGTATATAAGCATCTTCATAAGTCAAACCCTCTCGCTTTTCGTTGTTCATAAATCACTTTGTCCTTGTTATACGTATCGTTGCGCCAGTATAGTTCATCTTTCACGGCTTTACGCTCGTTTGTGTAGTGGAGATGTTCGAGGGCAACGCCTGGTACCAGTACATAACAACCCCTTGCTTTTGCAACATCGGTAGCCTCATCGTCACACCACATCGAATAATAATCAGGATGGTAAACGTACATGTCACGCTGGTAATACCTGTAACCGATTATGCTGGTTGTGCATACCCGCTCCTGTGCGTAGTCATCAGGTACATGTAGGAAGCCATCAAGGTTAACCGGCATGTGTTGCATTATGATATCGTCAAAGCCGAACGTACCCCACCTCATATCATCGCTCATATTGATCAATATATCCCACTTTGGCAAGGCGCCGTCGTTCAAGTCGCGGTTGATGGCATGGATCTTTGATGTGCTGTTGCCCCATTTAATAATAACCTGAGGATACTTATCAGTCAACGCCTGCTTAATGCACCCATTATTCATATGCCCATCATCGTTATCAAGTTTGGCCACAATGAAATAATCATTGCTCGCGCAATTATCTATTATATTATTCAGCCCCTCGAAGAACTTTTCCGGCCGACTACGTGAGGCGAAGTTGAAAAGGATGGTCATACTACTTTTTAATTATCGCATTTAATTGACTGGCGAAGTGGCCGAGTATCATTCCGCCAAATGATAGCTTAAGCCAATCATATTCTAACCCTATAATAAAAGGGAAAAGCAGAATCATGAATACGAGTGAATAACAGAACCACCTGACCGCAGACAGCGGTATTTTCACGGGCAATCCTGGCTCGCTCTTGCTCTGTACATCAGAACTGTTAACCCTTTCTAAATCCTTTGGCTTATCGCTCATACTTTGATGGTGTTGGATATAACGTTTGCAATACTTCTTTCATGCCACCTTCAGTCCAGCATCTATCCCCTATACTGAACCATGAGCGGCCTACTATAGCCTGGTTTATCTTGTCTGCCTTTAGCGGCATACGGATTTTCAGGTCATCCATGTACTCGCCTGTCATCCCGTTCATAACACAGTACAAGGTCTTAAGGCAGTAGCCGTACCATTTTGACCAGTCTACATTGGTTACCTTCATGAATTTTTCTTTATTGAACAGAATAGGGCAATGCGCGTCGTAGTTCAATATTGGTATCCCTGCTAGCGGGCTGAGAAGTTGCTCGGTGTTACGCTTCGTATCCCCATACTGTCCCTGCCCCGGCACCATATGCCCGCAATGGTAGTAAGGGAAGGCTCCCACCTCGTAGTTGGTCAACAAGAAATGATCATCATGCACCATTATAAAGTTGTCACTCACTCTCTCATCTTCGCATGCAGCCAGCATCTTGTTCATGATATTGCGATCCCTGAACCGGTTGCGTGGGTCTTCATCGAACGGTATGTGAATAACGTTCTGCACCCATTCAGGACAATAGCCGATTATGAAAACATCGCCAACGCCTGAGAGATGTTGCTCAATACTGCGCAGGCAATATCTTAGTTCCAGGTTCTTCTGCGTTGAACGGTTGTTGAGGGGGATAACGATGCTGATCATTTGCCCTTATATTGCTTTTTCTTTTCCTTATACACAGCTCTAGTGGTTGCCTCATCTTTCCCGATCGTTTCTTTCCTCGCCTGTTTGCGCAGTCGTTTTGCTACCTTATTTCTCATATAAAAAGAAAGCGCCGGTCCGGGGGTAGCCAGAACGACGCTCTTTAGTTGACGAATGCCAACATACTCACTACCCCGTTGTGTATGTCGGAGAAGTGAAGTTACATTATTTTCTGAACTTTCAAATTTATTTGAAAATTATCTGCCTGTTACAAGGTGGTGTGTATGACATGCCCCCCTAGTCCCATCCATATGGTGGTTGAACTCGTCAATAGGGGTATTGGTGACAATGCCTTCAATCTCAAGGAATTTATATTTGCGCACTTCTGTCCTGATGTTTTCGCTTCGTGAAGTATAGGCTATCTTTTTGTTTCTCATAAATAGAACCCCGGCAATAATACTCCCAGGTCCTTTTGTGAACGGAAATGCGGCGATCCCTTTTAACCTGAGTGTTCTGATGCCTTCGGGGGAATGATCGCAATAACAAGGCTGTCCTGTCTTATAACCAGCTTTCCAGATCATATCTGCAAGCACCTCGGGCGCCAAACCCCGTGCATAACAAAGTTCATCTATCACATAGTCGTAAATACTATCATCCGGTTTATATGCAATGCGACCCGACGCTGTTGGATCTGCCGTCTCTTTCTCACTATACCCCCAGTCAACATACCAGATCACCCCATCTGTCCACGGGAAAGCCTCGACCTCATCCCATGTGTATATTGTCCCTCGTAGCTTCCCGGTCAATCCCCGTGCGTACACCTTGAACAGATCCTTATCCCCGATCCGCTCGATGCGGTCGTGTTCCGCCTGCGTTAAGTATGGGTTATGTTCATGCCAGCTGCGGATAACCTTGACACTATCGAACTCCTTACCTTTCGGGCCGGTCGGGCAATTGATTACCTTGTCATGCACCCAAAACTCGGACGTCGGATTATAATCCATGAAGGTTCTCACTTTGGTACGCAGGTCAGCTTGGTAGAATATCGCGTAAGGAATACGGGTAGCCTCGTTGATGTAGAGTATATGGCGCTTCCCTCCCTTTGCTTCTTCTTCATCCTCGAAGCTCTTGAACTCAATTATGCTGTCATTGTTGAAAGTGTAGGTTCGGTCGGTACTATTGTAATCTTTGATAAATAATTTGATCTCAGGTATTTTAGCTATGTTTTTAGCGATGCGGAGAGCATCTTCCTTTAGTTTGGGTACCGTATTCGTTGTAACCGTTATTACATAACCCCGTCGGATAATGGCAATCGTGAACAGGACGCGCATTATCGCTTCGGTCTTGCCGCTGGATGTCCCGCCCTGGTTGACTACTATCTTATCAGTAGCCGTAAGGTTAGCCCAGTACAACGGGCTTTTTTCATTCTTGAACAGTTGGACTTCCTTCATCTTCCAGGTTGTCGGGTTCTTCGGTATTGTCTGGCAGGCTTATGTTGGCGCCAGCTGGCATTTGGAGGATTACGGCGGGGCCGGTCACTTTCCCATCGAGATCAAGATCGACCTTATCACGGGGCTTACCATAGGCGTGCTCGAAAACAAACTTTACAAGCGACGGCTCCCTTGACTCCAAAAGGGATTTAAACCCCGCTTCTTCTGAACCATAATGGGCAACAATTGCCTTGAGGGATAAGTCCCTTACCCTTTCCTCATCTGCTTTCCTTGGCCTCCCTGGGCCTGGTCGTCCTGTAGCCATTAATTTTGAACCGTTTAAATCTGATTCAAAGTTACTTATTTTCAATTTATTCTGAACTTTCTATATTTAGTTCCACGGGAAACACCTCCTCTT